ACGAAACATCTGTTACATTGCGTGACGACTCTGCTGGCAACATCTCTAAGATGGTTGGCGAACAGATTCAGAAGCAATTTGACTTCCAAGAACAAGCAAGTGCAGCATCAGGTATTGATTACAAGTTCCAACTTCAAATTGATATCCTTGATGGTGGCAACGGAGCTGCAACTCCGAACGTGCTTGAATCATGGGCTCTTTATGGCTGTTTCCTAAGTTCTGTAGATTATGGCGAACTAAACTATAACTCAAGCGATCCAATGACAGTTGCTCTAAGCATTCGTTACGACAATGCTGAACAGTTACCAGCTGGCGGTCAAACTGCTGGTGTCGGTTTCGGTGCAAGTATCAGTCAGACTATCGGTTCTATTACTGGTTAATATCAGTAAGACACAAAACAAGCCTGCTTTCGAGCAGGCTTTTTTATTGCATAAATATTAGTATGAGCGTAGTAGACGATATTTTACACGGGGTAAGTACTGGCCCAACTGTGCGTGATTTCCAACACGCAAACAAGATTTTTGTGGGTGATGCATATGCATTGATGCCCAAGTACAGCTTCCTATTCCATGTAAGTTTTGACATTAACAGTGCTTTGTCTCGCTTGCCCAACATAGAGAAGTTACATCTAGGGTTGCTTGTGAAAAGCGTACAACTACCCAAGTTTTCTCTAGATACTAAAACACTTAACGCATACAACAGACCCAACATTGTTCAAAACAAGATCAAGTATGATCCTGTTACTATCACTTTTCATGATGATAGTAATGACAGTGTTAGAGACTTCTGGTATGACTATATGAGTCATTACTACAGAGACTCAGACTATAGTCCAAACCTCTACATGCAATCAACCAAGTACAATCTACAACAGACTGAGCACTGGGGCTATCAGCCAGCCAAGTACGATCAGAATGGTAATGTAGAGCGCATGTTGAACTACATCAAGATTTATAGCTTGCATCAAAAACGTTTTACTGAATACGTACTAGTGAATCCCACTATCACTGGATTTCAACATGGCCAACATCAACAAGGTCAAAACGATTTTCTTGAAAATTCAATGACTGTTGCGTATGAAACAGTTCTTTATAATTATGGCGATATTGCAGTTGGCGGAGAGCCAGACGGCTTTGCGACATTGAACTATGACAAAGTTCCAAGTCCACTTACTCCCATCGGTGGTGGCACTACGAGTATTCTTGGTCCAGGAGGATTGTTGAGTACTGCACAAGGTATTGGCCAGTCAATGTCCAATGGCCCATTGGGCGTAATTGGTGCAGGTATTGCAGGTGCTCGGGCATTTAACAATCTCAAGGGTCAAAACTTATTGGGTATGGCTGGTGCAGAGTTGAAGACCATTGGCATGGGAATATTGCAGGGTGATACTAACACTCTTAATCGTTTGAGTCTACCTAGAGCTGGTGGAAACGGTACAAACAGTACAGTACAATCGGCAGAGTAACATGAAATTTAATGTAATCTATAACAACGATGGCCCAAGAACACCTAGCGGCAGAACGGACAATCAAACAGTGTCTGGTCTTAGTTCGGTCGGGGTATACATGCAGTCAGTATCGCCTGCCGCACAACGAGCCCCTGCTGGGAATAGATATGCTGCCGCAGTGATACAAAGTAATGGGGAAAATATTGGTAACGCTCAGACTCCGAGCAATCCACTTCCACCCGGGATTAAATCATGAGTAACGCATTTAACTTATCACAGGTTGATCTATCAAACAACAAGGGTACTCAGTCTGGTAAATATTTCAACAATTACTTTTCAAAGCCAACTACAGTATCATCTAATCAGAATGATGCAGTTATTGCTTATTTTGAAAAAGTGACCAATGGCAACAAGCAAAGTGCAGCCGTTTTGGCCAGTACAGTTATCTATACAGCATTGGCACAGGGCGTTGACCCTATGAGCATCGTTCAACAGTTTCAAGCATTGAAGGCAGGTGAGTTGAATTTATATCTTGCAATGTTCTTAAACTTGAATAGAGTGGGAACAAGCATTGTCGGTGCTAACGGGCAAACAGTCAAGAACAAATACATCACTAGATCAATTCTACCATAATGGGAAAATATGCAAACGGGTTTTATCAATTAATAAACCCTGAAAAATACGTTGGCAAGAATACCCCGCACTACCGTAGTAGTTGGGAAAATGCTACTATGAGAATGCTTGATACTAATCCAGGCATATTGAAGTGGGCCAGCGAATCAATTCATATCAATTACAAGAATCCGTTTACTAACAAACAGACAATCTACGTCCCAGATTTCTTTGTGCTATACCAAGACGCCAACAACAAGCAACATGCTGAACTTTGGGAAGTTAAACCAAACAAAGAAACGACCCTTGAGGCAGCGGGTCGCAGCAAGAAAGCCCAAGCGGCAGCAATTCTCAACCAATTCAAGTGGCAAGCAGCCAGTGCATACTGCAAGGCCAATGGGTTGACATTCAGAATCATCACAGAAAACGATTTGTTTCATCAGGGCCGCCGATAAATATCGGTATGACTGAAAAACTCGCACAATTACTAAATCTTCCGCCACTTGCCGAAGATCCTTCAACAGAACAAGCTCAACAGTTTGTAGAAGATAACAAAGAGATAATCCAAGAAGTAGATGTTGCAATCAGCAAGATTGACGCAGCACTTCCAATGGTTCGTGACCTAGACGCTGCCGATGAAGAACTAGATGAACTAGCAAAATTGGCAAAAGAAAAAGCCGAAGACTTGATGGATTTGGGCATGAACATTGATCCACGATTCGCTGGGGTCATTATGCAGACTGCTGGTACAATGTTGGGTCATGCTATCACAGCCAAGACTGCTAAAATGGACAAGAAGCTACGAATGATTAGCTTGCAGTTGCAAAAAGCGCGCCTTGATCACCAGATTAGTAAAGACACGAAATCTGGTGCAACAGATGCAGAAGAAGCTGTAGACGGTAAAGGCATTGTTTTAGACAGAAACGATCTTCTAAAGCAGATTCTTGAGCAGTCCAAGAGCCAAAACAAGTAAACTTTTATAAATACAGTAATAGGATACATTAACATGGCTGTCACACAAAACTTTCAGAATTACTTTTACAACTCTAAGAAGTTGTATGAGTTCCGTATTAAAGTTGCTAATCTTGAACTCGGCAAAGAAGTTACAGAAGCAATTAAGAACGCACTTGATGCTTACGAAGTAGAAACTATTACTGCTCCTAAGCGTCTCCCAATCCAAGAACACAGAGATTTCGGCAAATTAGGCCCATGCGAAGTTCATCACATTGATGTTGCTTTGAATTACCCTACTATTGCTGAACAAGTACGTCAGTTGGTTATTAACCGCGCTGGCGTTCCAAGTAGCAATGTCTGTGTGTACACTTTGAATCAAGATCAACAAGAATTACTTGTACAAGAAACTATTGATGCACAAGGCGCTGGTGGCCCGATTATTGATAATCCCGAACTCGCTGCCCCTGCACAGGGCGACATTGCTGGCCAGGCTCGTGTAGATAGTTTGCTTAAAGAACTAAGCAAGACAAGTTTGAACAAGGCATTTGAAGTTGCTGGTGGCACTACTGCTCCTGCAAAAACTACAAACACAGACACAACGGGCGACAATAGTCCTGTTGGCACATCACAAAATTACGTATATCGTAAACCAAGAGGATAATCATGAGCAACAACATTTACGACATTTTAGGTAAATTGAATTCGTTGACACCGAAGGAAGAGCCTGTTGCTCAACCTACAAAGGTCTACGAAAGCGTAGAAGCCAAAGGCAGCGTCTTAGAAGGCGTGAAATCAGTACAGCAAACTCTAAGCGAAAAGTATGCAGGCTTCAAAGAAGCTAGTGAAGATAGTAGCAAGGACGTTGCAGAGGAACGTGAAACTCTAAAGACTAAAAAAGGCACTATCTACAAAGGTGGTACTTACGGTACAGATTTTGACGCCGGAGAAGAAGATGGCGAAAAGAAAAAGAAGCCAAAAGCTAAAGATGGTGAGAAGAAGGGTCGCGGCCGTCCTAAGAAAGAACAACCAGCCGAGTACAGCGGACCAAAAGGCGATATCTTTGGTCGCACAACTGGTACAGCTCCTAAGGGCAAGAAAGGCACAGTTGTAAAAGGCAAGGCCAATCAAGATACAGTTGATGAAGTTGCGCCTCCAGGGGCCAAAGCAGAACGCATGGTTAAGGGCATTAAAAAGTCCTTGAGCAAAGACGGTAAGTTGTCCAAGAAAGACAAATCAATTGCTTATGCTACTACTTGGAAGGCACACAACGCTGGCAAAGTAGAAGAAAGCAAAGTCACAGCAGCCAAAGCATTGATGGAAAACGTCAACTTCAAGAGAATGGTCGACGAAGCAAACATGACAGTTGATGAAATGCTAGAAGGTATTAACAGCGATATCCAAGCATATCGTACAACTGGTGATATGACAGCACGCTTGCGTGATTTCTTGCATCTTCACAATCACATGAAGAAGATGGATGAGCAAAAGAGCGCATCATTTGCTCCACAACACGCACTTGAATTGAACCCAGACTTACAATCACAAGCCCAAGGTACTACGACTCCTAAGAAGTCAATGATGCAAAAGGGTATGGACTTGATCAGTCACCCAAGCGATGACGAAATGCTTGCACAGTTGCAGCAAGACACGCAAGCCCCGAGTACAGTTGACGAAGAATTGGATGAACTAGCACGTATGGCTGGAATCAGCGAAGCTAAATTATCAGATTTTGCCAAGTTAGCAGGTATCTTCCAAGAAGGCAAAGATTACGGCGATACATCATACAATGAGCCTCCTACATACGACAACAGCCCTGACGAATGTGTTCAAGATGAAGACGTAATGTTGAAGGGTGGTGATGGTGAAGTTGCTGGTAAAGAAAAAGCAATGAAGAATGATAAGCCAACATTCAAGAACGCAGATAATCCATTGAGCGAAAACAAGTCATTGTTGAAGCCAGCGGCAGAGTTTAACTTTGTCAAAGAAATGGGTCGTGACTTGATGAAAGCATATCAAGACATTAAAACAAAATGAAAATAAACGAAATCATCGTTGAAAGTTTACGTGATGATAACCCTTGTTGGAAAGGGTATCATCCAGTGGGCACCAAACAAAAGAACGGCAAGACTGTCCCTAATTGTGTGCCTACCAACGAAACCGAAGTTGATGAAACTGCTGCCTGGCAAAAGAAGTCAGGTAAGAATAAAAATGGCGGCTTAAATCAAAAGGGCGTTGACAGCTATCGTAGAGAGCATCCTGGTAGTAAGCTACAGACAGCAGTTACTAAAAAGCCCAGCGAATTAAAGCCAGGCAGTAAAGATGCTAAACGCCGTAAGAGTTTCTGTGCTCGTATGAGTGGCATGGAAGGTCCGATGAACGACGAAAACGGCAAGCCAACACGCAAAGCATTGGCATTAAAGAAATGGAATTGCTAATGAAAACGTTTTTAGAATATCTAGCAGAAGCTGAGAAAGTAGATCGTAACGCAGAGGAGCAGTCCGAATCGGAAGGTTCTGAAACTAAGATTCATCCAGACCATGATGCTGTTCATACTGGGGATGTTTATCGTGCGCGTGACGTTGGCGGATACGACCGTGTATATCACATGAATCGTATAATGATGGCTATGGCCAAAGCAGACGGCAAGAGCACTAAAGCAACTGACAGTCCAGCAGAAACATGGTTTGAAAAGAACAACACCATGCATCCATATACTAAAGAAGAAAGTAATATGGTAAAGTCAGCAATGAAGACTGTACCAACAGACGGTAAGATGGTGAGCCACGACAACAAGAGTCGTGAACCAAACGATGTGCATCGTGTAAGCCCACACAGAAATCCGGGCCCAATCAAGCGTAAAAAATGAAACAGTATCGCATCACTAGTGAACACTTTGTAACACCAGGTGAAACTGGTGATGCTGACGCCTATATGGCGCCAGACGACCTAGCACAGATAAAGAAACTTGCAGGCGTCGGTAGTTTGGGCTTGTTAGAAGACTATAATCAAGTTCAACAGCAGGCAGCTGACCAAGACATGCCAAGTCCATTAGGTAGCAAAGACAGCATGCCCAATGGTGACAAATATCAAATTGAAAAAGCAAAGGGTATCAAGGTTGGAACACCAGAATGGTTTCAATTGTGGTTCTCTAAACCGTGGCTGACTGGCGAAAAGCCAGTAGGTGACGCACCCGCTGATAAAGTTCAACGAAACAAAGACGACAAGTAATGCAGTATGTAACCAACGGTGAGTTTGGTATCCTACTAATCCCTGAGTGCAAGCAATACAGTGTTGATGAAATTGGTATCAGAAACAATTTCAAAAAGTCACACTCTTATAGTAGTGAACTTGACTACATTATTCCATATAGAAAACCCTATGACAGAATCATTCGTGCGATTGCCGCAGACTTGCACGAACTCATGCATGACTCTGGGTATGTGAATCTTAATCTAGAAAAATGGGACGATGTGCGCAGCAAGTCTCTGGATTACATACATAACTGGTTAGAGACTGCAACCTTACCCATAGTAAAAGATTTCTGTCATACTGCATATTTTACAAACTATGCACAACTGTCAAAGAATTACGTACTCATAGACGTGGACAACTTTGAAGTTTTACCAAAATACATCAAACAACGCTACGACATAGACGTGGGAGAGATTAAAGAGCTACCCCCAGAGTTTTATCAACACACTGTCCCATATTGGGAGATTGACAGTCTTTATCATAGCCATAAAAAAATGCACACCCTCATTGACGAGTGGTGTGCATCAGATCAGCGATTATCAGCCACGATGGTAGTTGACAACCTCTTTATCAACGCCTAAGTACTTGTTCCAAGAATCTTGACGAACAGTAAATGGCATGTTTTTCCAACGCTTGACTAAAGCGTAGTAGTCTGGCTTGTAAGGCATGTTCAATGGGCGAATGTTAGTCTTGTCACCCTTGTGATGGTTACAAGGCTTACATGCAGTCACGCAGTTCTCCCAGTTAGTCTTACCGCCCTTAGCACGTGGAACAACGTGGTCAATGGTCAGGTCTTCAAAGTCAAAGACTTCTTGACAGTACTGACATTGGAACAAATCACGCATGTACATGTTGTAACGGCTAAACTTCACATTCTTTTTGAAATGGAAGTATTCAGTGGTTACACAAACGCTGGGTACATTGATCGTTAGACGCTCACTACGAATTAACCAATCGGGATACGTTTCAAGCACGTTCACGCGCCCCAAGTACATCAGCTTAATGGCATGCTGCCAGCCGATGACGCTCAAGGGTAGGATGGAAATTGGTTCATAGTTAGAATTTAACAATAGTGTATCTGACATTTGGTACTCCTTTTCTGTTGCCCATGTTAAATATACACATATATTATAACAGGTTTATCTTTTTATGTCAAAAGAACTCGCTACGGCAATTATACGAAATCCATACCAAAAGATGAGTATGACTGAGACTGAGATTATGGAGTTTGCAAAATGTGCAGACCCCGTATCCGGACCCAGATATTTTATGAGTAATTATTTCTTCATTCAGCATCCCACTAAGGGCGCTATGAAATACCAACCATTTGAATATCAAGAACGTCTAATCGACAGTTACCACAACTACAGATATAGTATTAGTTTAATGCCGCGACAGACTGGCAAAAGTACCAGTGCTGCTGGGTATTTACTCTGGTACGCAATGTTTGTGCCAGATTCTACGATTCTTGTTGCTGCCCACAAGTACACTGGTTCTCAAGAGATTATGCAGCGTGTTCGCTATGCCTATGAGAACTGTCCAGACTACATTCGTGCTGGTGTAACAAGCTACAACAAGGGCTCGTTGGATTTTGAAAACGGTAGCCGTATTGTTTCAGCTACGACAACTGAAAACACTGGTCGTGGTATGTCTATCTCGCTATTATACTGTGACGAGTTTGCATTCGTTAGACCAACAATTGCTCAAGAATTCTGGACAGCTATTACTCCTACGTTGTCAACTGGTGGTAAGTGTATTATTACTAGTACACCCAACTCTGACGAAGACCAGTTTGCTCAAATCTGGCGTGCCGCTAATGATACGTTTGACAAACACGGTAACGAGACTGAACTTGGACGAAATGGCTTTAAGGCATTCCGCAGCAAATGGCAAGAACATCCAGATCGTGACGATGCATGGGCCGAGCAGATGCAACAACAATTGGGAGAAGAACGTTTCCGTCGTGAAATGGAATGCGAGTTCATTATTTTTGATGAAACTCTAATTAATCCATTGTTCTTGGCTGAAATGGGTGGCATTGACCCAATTGAAAAACAAGGCCAAGTCAGATGGTACAAGAAACCATCTAAGGGCAGTACATACTGTGTTGCGCTAGATCCAAGTCTTGGTACTGGTGGCGACCCGAGTGCTATCCAAATTATTGAGCTACCAAGCATGATTCAAGTGGGCGAATGGCGAGACAACAAAACGCCTATTCAACGACAGGTTAAAATCTTACAAGAAATCACCCAGTACATTCATGACATTATTGGCAATGAAACTGAGATTTACTACAGCGTTGAAAACAACACATTGGGTGAAGCTGCACTTGTAGAAATTTATCACGTTGGGGAAGAAAATATCAGAGGTATCTTCTTGAGTGAGCCCAAGAAGCCCGGAGCAAGCAATATCTATCGTAAGGGTTTCAACACCACAAACAAGGGCAAGATCGCAGCCTGTGCTAAGTTGAAAAACTGGGTAGAGACTAGAAAGCTAAAAATTGGCAGTAAGATGCTGGTTTCTGAGTTCAAGAACTTTATCGCAAAAGGCGTCAGCTACGAAGCCAAAATCGGTGAGACTGACGATTTAGTAATGGCATTGCTGTTGGCCATCAGAATGATGCAGGCAATTCAGAACTTTGACGCTACCATTGATGAAACTCTACGCAGTGATGACGAGGAAATCATGCCCATGCCTTTCATCATGATCTAAATTGTATAAATACACAATAAGACGGAACACCCATGAGAGACTTAAAGAATATTTCCAGTGAATTGTTTGACAAGATCCGAGCACGATTTGACAACATTCGCTTGGGCGATGAAAAGTCTAAAGCAACGACTGATCCAGAGCAGGCTCGTTTCTTTAACTTTGACTATACAGTTGATGGACACAAAGTTGGTAACATCACAATCAGCTTGATTGACGAACAGAGCTTGAAACTCTACTATGGTCGTGACATTGTTGAGGGCATTAAAGCTGTTGACGCCGAAAGCGGTGGACAAACAGAAGATGGCGTCAGCAACGAGCAAAAGTGGTATAACTTTCTACGCAGTGTGCGTCAGTTTGCCAAGCGAAACTTGCTGACATTTGATACTCGTGACATTACCAAATCAAACCTAGAAATCAAAGACGTTAAACAGCAAGCTAAAGCTGACGATACTTTGGGTACGGATGAGATGAACGTTACTGAAAGTAGAATGTTTGGAACTCGCCGCAGCAGCTATCAGGAATGTGGCCCAGTCAAAATTATGATTCGTCACAGCGGTGAAGTTGATGAGACGATTCGCGGCGCACGTAGTCGCAATATTGAAAGTATTTTCTTGGAAACACACTTGGGCGAACGCTTCTTGTGTCCAATGAAAAATCTTCATATTGCTCGTGCTTTGGCTCAGCACTTGAGTCAGGGCGGCGAAATGCAAGACGAAATCGGTAGTCGCATTGTAATGATCGGTGAAGAAATGGATTCAATGCGTCACTTTGTTCGTGAAGTAAAGCGTCGCCAATTTGAAGATTCAGAAACAGATAACATGGCTCGCGCCGCAATTCGCCGTTACGATGAATTGAAATCACAATTGAAGCATTTAGCTGGTCGTCGTGGGTATAACGATTACACTCAGCAAGAGTACACAGAAGAATCTTTTGATGATGTTGATGTAGATGCTCTACGTGAACGTTTTGTTAAGAAGGTCTATAACGATAAATTTGACGCGGCATTGCCGTTTGTTTACAAGGCATATATGAAACAAAAACAAGAAGGCTTAGAAAGCCCAATGGCTAATCAGTTTGAAGATTGGGCCAACGAAGTAGTAGAAGGTACTTGGCATCTTCCAAACGATGAACAAGACACACAAGCACTAGATGATCTAATGTCTAAGAAATTGGAAGCTGGTGATAATGGTGAGAATGCTACTGGTGCTTTGTATGACATTATTGGCGATGATGCACTGTTTGATAAGTTGAAGGATGTGGCCAGCGCAGAAGGTCCCGAGACAGACGCACGTCCAACAGTTATTTCTTGGTTGCGTGATAATGGATTTGCCGAACTTGCTGACAAGTACGAGCAAAACTACACACAAGACGATACTGGTATGCAACAACAACCAGATGCAGTGGCAGCGCAACAAGCGCAGGCAAACGCAGGCGAAGTTGGAGCGACTGGTGCAGAACCTACTCCAGCAAATACGCCACCAATGCAAGAAAGTTTGAGTTGGTTGCGTAAGCTAAGTGGCTTAAAGTAATAAACACGTACTTAACCAGAAAGGCACATTTTTGTGCCTTTTTTCTTGCGTCCAGCATAAATAAAATTGTATACTGCGAGAGTGCTGTATACATTAGGCACATTATTAAGGCACATTATTAAGGAGAACCATTATGGCCATGACTTTAGCAGAAATCCGCGCAAAACTTCAAGCAAACGAGAACCGAGGTAAAGGTGATCGTCCTCAAGGCGACAACGCCATCTACGCACACTGGAACATTCCAGAAAACACATCAGCACGTATCCGTTTCTTGCCCGACGCAGATCCAAAGAATAACTTCTTCTGGGTTGAACGAGCAATGATTCGTCTACCATTCGCTGGCATCAAAGGTCAAGCAGACAGCAAGCCTGTCACAGTTCAAGTTCCATGTATGGAGATGTGGGGAGAGGCATGCCCGATTCTTGCAGAAGTTCGCCCATGGTTCAAGGATCCCAACTTGGAAGAAATGGGTCGCAAGTACTGGAAGAAGAAATCCTACTTGTTCCAAGGTTACGTTCGTGAGAACCCAATCGGTGATGACAAGACTCCCGAAAATCCAATTCGTCGTTTCATCATCAGCCCACAAATCTTCAACTTGATCACCAATGCGTTGAAAGATCCTGATATGGAAAATCTACCAACTGACTATCAGGGTGGTAGCGATTTCAACATCAAGAAGACTTCAAAGGGTGGTTACGCTGACTACAACACTAGTGGCTTTGCTCGTAAAGAAAGCGCACTTTCAGCAGAAGAAGCAGATGCAATTGAGCAATACGGTTTGTTTAATCTTGCAGACTTCTTGCCCAAGAAGCCAGGTGAAACAGAAATTCAAGTATTGAAAGAAATGTTTGAAGCCTCTGTTGACGGACAACCTTACGATCCAGATCGTTGGGCCAACTACTTCAAACCAAGCGGCTTTAAGTCTGGTGAAGGTAGTACAGGTGATGAAGCGGCAGCTCCAGCTGCACGTCCAGCAGCAACTCCAAAGCCAGCAGCTCCAGCAGCAGCACCCCAACCTTGGGAAGATGATGCAGCAGAAGCAGCAGAAGCTCCAGTTGTTACTCCAGCAGCCAAGCCAGCATCAAGCCAAAAAGCAGAAGACATTTTGGCAATGATTCGTAATCGTCAAAAATAAGCAGCAATGCATTTGACGGTTGTTCTTGGTACTTCTGACGAAGTAACCTTTGACATTACGTTAAACGATAACTCCTTTGTCCGTAAATGGGCAGAGGAGTTCTCATGGTGTCTGAGTAACTGTGAGTTCAATCAACAAGAATCATTTGCTGGGTTGCTGACCCTAGACGAAGCTAAACAAATTTTGAACAATGCTTGTGTCACAATCAACAAGTACTTGAAGGGATTTATCGTCATTCAAGAGAATCTGTCTCAAGAATACTTCAACTACTTGCACTCAAAATTTGAACAGCTTAGTGGGCAGTTTGGTAAACCGACAAAGTTATTTGTAGCAGCGAACGCAGAGTTAAAAGCGGCAATACGTGATTTGAATTTCTATTTACATAGACTAGAGCACGAACGTGCAACGGTCAATGAGTTTTATATTAGTTTCAATAAGAATCAGTATCGCCGCTTTCCACTTGAAGAAGCCGACTACGAGTATTTTGAATTAGACACTCCACCGGGTACTTTATATCTTCACTATGTGGAACTTGGGAAAGAGTATTTTGATTTGTTTCAAGACGGTCTTGACATTGACTATCCAGGGTTTTCAAATTTGCATTACTACAGCGGAGAAGCATCGTTGACCTTTGATGCATTGAACTTTAGTAAGAACATGGGATATATTGAATGGCTGAAGCAACACAATATTGACCCTTATAATAAAAGAAGTGGTCATGGGAGAATCCCATTGGGCACAGCCAGTCTTGATGCGCTAGACAAAATCAAACAGCATCGTTTCATCAAACACATTACTATCAATGATTGATTCAATTGCACTTGCATTAGATCCGAACAATGTTCCTAGTTTTTTACTAGACTGGGAAGTTACCAAGTTGTGTAACTTAGATTGTTCGTATTGCAGCACGGGCGTTGATGGTGGGCATGATAACTCAACAAAACATCCGCCATTGTCAGAGTGTTTAGACTCCATTGACTTTATGTATGAGTATGTTGATCTGTACATGAAACACAAGAAGTCAAATCAACGAAAAGTTGTTCTGAATGTCTATGGTGGTGAAAGTCTATTTCATCCTGACATTGTTGAGATACTTGAGCAAGCTAGACTGCGATATCTCTCGTATAGTGACAGATGGCATTTGACAATCGCATGTACAACTAATGCCATTGTGGGCCCATCACAGTGGAAAAAGATAACTCCATTGATTGACAATTTCACCATCAGCTATCATAGTGAAAATCTGCCCAAACAAAAAGAAATATTCAAGACCAATGCATTAAATCTTAAACAGTCAGGCAAACCATTCAAAACTATTGTTATGATGAACAATGACCCAAAGTACTGGGACGATGGGGCATCTATGATTGAGTTTCTAAAAGAACATGCTATCAACTATACTGCAAAATCATTGGACAATAAAGATCGTTTTTACACGCAAGAGCAATTCAAGCAACTAAAAACTT